AGATTGTGGTTGTCGCCGCCTGCGCCCTGGTGGTGGGTATCGCCCTGGGCATTGTGTTCAGCGCGGCGACCATCCGGCATCTGCGCCGCCGGGTGAAGGAGCTGCGGGCGGGCTATGAGCGGGCAAGTATCCTGCGTTCCGTCACCAGGTTTTTCTTTGTGACGACGCAGTTTTTCGCTCTGGTGTGGGTATGCACCAGCTACGGTATCGCCATCTACTCCACCGTCTGGCTGGGGCAGGTCTACACCATGTCGGAGCTGTCGGAACCGGCCATTCAAACCATCCTGGGCGTGGGATTCTTGAAGGTCCTGGAAAACATCTTTGAGCATAACGAAGGGAAGCTGTTCGGCAGGAGCAGGACGGAGAGCGCGGCGGAGGGCCAGGACCCGCCGGGCATGGGATAGCGGAAGGAGCGTTTACAAATGCTGACCGGAAAAACCAATGAGGAAAGAATCTGGAACTACCTGACGGCGGCGGGTATGACCGCCTGCGGCGCGGCGGGGCTGATGGGTAATCTCTACGCGGAAAGCGGGCTGATTCCTACCAACCTCCAGAACACCTACGAAAAGAAGCTGGGGTACACGGACGCCTCTTACACGGCGGCGGTGGACAGCGGGGCCTATACCAACTTTGCCAAGGACGGGGCCGGGTATGGGCTGGCCCAGTGGACCTACCACACCCGCAAGGCGGCGCTGCTGGCCTTTGCAAAGGCGGCGGGGAAGTCCGTGGGGGACCTGGAGACACAGCTTGCTTTTCTGGTCCATGAGCTGGGCGGCTCCTTCCCTGCCGTGCTGTCCGCGCTGAAAACGGCAAAGACCGTCCGGGCGGCGTCCGACGTTGTGCTGCTGAAATTCGAGCGGCCCGCCAACCAGGGGGAGGCGGTGAAGCAGAAGCGGGCGCAGTATGGGCAGGTGTACTTTGACAAGTACGCCACCGGCAAGAAGCCGGAGAAAGGGAACGGTAACATGGGAACCAAGATCACCACCGGGAAACAACTCGCGGACGCCGCGCTGAATGTCGCCAACAACTACAAGACGCTGTATGTCATGGGGTGCTTCGGCGCTCCCATGACGGCAGCAAACAAGGCCAGATACTGCAAAAACAATCCCTACAACACGGCGGCGGACAGGACGGCCATGATTAAAGCCGCCAGCGCGGACACGTTCGGTTTTGACTGTGTGTGTCTTATCAAGGGCCTGCTGTGGGGGTGGAGCGGAGACGGATCCAAGACATACGGCGGGGCCAAGTATGCCGTCAATGGCGTGCCGGACATCGGGGCCGACACCATGATTACAAAGTGTTCCGGCGTATCTACGGACTTCTCCAAAGTGGAAGTCGGGGAAGCGGTGTGGTGCAAGGGGCATATCGGAATCTACATCGGCGGCGGGTTGGCCGTGGAGTGTACGCCCAAGTGGAAAAACTGCGTCCAGGTCACGGCCTGCAACTGCACCAAGAGCGGGTACAACCGCCGGAACTGGACAAAGCACGGGAAGCTCCCCTATGTCGCCTACATAGGGAAGATCGAGAACGCCGCCGCAGGGGGCGCAGCGGCTCCAGCTCCGGCGGATTCCCAGGCGATTGCCGCCGTGGACAAGCTGGCGCGGATGGGGGTTATCAACTCCCCGGACTACTGGAAGCAGGCCGTAAAGAGCGGGGCGGTGAAATATCTGGATACGCTGCTGGTCAAGGCGGCGGCGAAGATCACCAAGACAGGGCCGCGCTCCAGCACACCGGAGAACGGCATCGGCTCCCTAGTGGAAGCTGGGGTTATCAACACGCCGGAATACTGGCTTGAACACTACCGGGACTATCCCAGCCTGGGGGCGCTGCTGTGCGCCCTGGGCGGGGCGGTCAAATAATTTTGGGAGGAAACGACAATGGAAAAGCTGAATACCATCCAGAAGCGGGAAAACCTGAACACCGTCTACAGGGACGGGGAGGCTGGCCCTGGCGGAGCGCATCACGATTATGTGGTATCGTTCGGCGGCGGTATGCCGGAGAGCGACGGGGACGGTGTGCGCATCCAGTTTCAGCGCGGGCCGCGTAAGGACCCGGAGGCACGGAAGGGCGTGTGTAATGCGGACCTGCTGGAGATTGTGCGTGACCAGTTGCGGGCGTTTCAGGCTGGGCCGTTCTCCTGCCGGGAAAACGCCTGCGCCTTGACCCACATTGAGGAAGCGCTTATGTGGCTGAACCGCCGGACGGAGGACCGGGCGGAGCGGAACGTACTGGGCACGACCGAGAAATAAGGAGGAAAACATCATGGAAGCTCTGATTCAAAACATCCCCGTGGCGGCGGCGCTGGTGCTGCCGGTGGTGCTGGTCCTGATGGTGGTAACGAACATCATCGTGGAAGTGCTGAAAAAGCTGACCTGGGGGAAGCTGCCGACAAATCTCCTGGCCTTTGCCGTGGCTATGGCCGTGACGCTGCTGGCGTTCTTTGCCGCCTGCCAGATCGCGGGCGCGGCGGTGACGTGGTACATGGTGGTGGCCGCTGTGGTGATGGGCGTGTTCGTGGCCTACGCCGCTATGTTCGGCTTTGATAAATTCCGGCAAACGCTGGAACAGCTTGACGGCATCAAAAAGAATAACTGACCAATTCGGTCAAGAAAATCCCCCGGCGGCGGGTCCTTTGCGGGCCTGCTGCCGGGGGATTTTTGCGTTTATGGGAGGAGCCAGGGTCTTTGTCGGCGGATATGAAAGATTGCCGCGCTATACGCATTGGACTGTCTACTCATGGAGCGTATGGGAAAGGTGGGAGTGAAATGCTTTATGTAATCAAGCTGCTGTTTCTGCGTGGGCGAGAAGGACTGAAACAAGCCGTCGGAATAAGACAAAGGGGCGCAACCTATCTCACAGCCAAGCTCCCGGCAATATGCCGCATAACAGAACAGGGCGGCCAGATCGGCGGGAGCGGAACAATACCAGATTTGAGCAGCGACGGACTGCGGAGCGGCAAAGTAGGAAACACCGACACGACGGGCGGTTGCCATGGAGAAAAGACCACTGGGGCAAATATCGTCGCGCTCCTCCTGGTGCCGGGTAAGAAGGGCGGAAACATCGTCAGCAGCAACAAAGAAAGGGAACGGGATGCCGACGGCATGAAGATAGGACAACTGGCTATAGGATGGGGAAACGTCCAGCAGAGTGATCTCCGAGTACGGAGGCATTACACCTGCGGATTTGGCGGCGACTTGTGCATCCTCTGTGGAAACAGCGTTTACCGCGATCTCCTTCTTACGGTTGGTGGGGCGGCCTGTCTTTTCGCTGGTGCCGTAACTTCTGCCGACAACGCGGTATGGATAAAGGTTTTTATATCCTATGCCGGTCGGCGGCCCGGAGTAGTATCTGCCATAAAAGGGTATGAAGTTGTCTCCGTTGTACTTCTGCGGCGGCGGTGGAGGAATCCGCTTTTCATACCGCCGGAAATCGCCGGTTTTAATCGAAAAGAATATCATGTGCTTGCAGGGCTGGCCGCGCTTTACGAAATCTTCACACTCGCAGGACTGCGCCGTGACACGATATGTACCGCCGCTTTGGTCGTTGTGGACATCAGCGGAAACACAACGTCCATCCATAAGGCACTGACGGAGGAAGCGAAGCGGCTCTGTCCTGGCACGGAGCAGACGGTTTTCAAAATCATAGCCAGAAGAAATCGGCGGGGTGAGATCGTCGTACTGCGGCGGAACGTTGGACTGCGTACCCTGCTGACCATTGCGCCACCCTTCCATAAAGGAGGAGGCAAGGCCGGAAAAGAAACCCATAATTTACCCTCCCCGCATATCAGATTAGAATATGTGTGGTATTACCACAAGTGGGATATTGCCACAATGATACGACGAAAATGTGGTAATGTCAAGCAAAAATCCGTAATGCCACACAAAATCATGGAGGCGGAAGGATGAAAGCGTTTAACTACAACGGGCAGAGAAACGTATCCGGCGAAAGAATCCGGCAGGAGCGGACGCGGCAAAAGTGTACTCAATCCGATCTGGCGGCGAGAGTGCAGGTGTGCGGCGTGATCTTAGAGCGGGACTGTATATCCAGGATAGAGAACGGCCTGCGGATGGTGCAGGACTTTGAACTGCGAGCGATTGCCGGGGCACTGGGCGTCACGACCGACTGGCTGCTGGAGGCCGAGGAAAAATAATTTTGCCGTAGGCTTTTTAGCCTACGGCAACTATGTTTTTAGAACGCATGAGCTATTGATTTTCCGCGTTATTCTGTGTTAATATCCCACAAAAACGCCGAAGGGGGTATTTCACAATGAGCAGCGAAAAAGGACGTATGTTTTCGCACCTTCAATGGAAAGACCGGCTTAGAATCGAAAAAATGCTAAAGGAGAAGAAAAGCAAATCGGAGATAGCGCGTACCCTCCGGGTGGACTATACAACGGTAATGCGGGAAATCAAGCGCGGGCTGACCGTCCAGCGGGATACAAACCTGGTTGATCGGGAAGTGTACTGCGCGGAGACGGCGGAGCGGAAATACCAGGAGAACTTGCGGGCAAAAGGGCCGGACCTGAAAATCGGGAACGACCACGAGCTGGCGGAGTACATCGAGAATAAAATCGCGGACGAAGGGTATTCGCCGCAGGCCGCGCTTTACAAAATCGAAGAGGACAATCTTTCCTTTTCGGTGACGCTTTCAAAATGGACGATTTACAAGTACATCGACACCGGGGTATTCCTCCGCCTGACCAACAAAAGCCTGCCAATGGGCGGGAAGAAAAAGCAGAAGCATGACAAGGTACGGCCAGCGAGAGCGCCGAAGGGGGACAGCATCGAGGACAGACCGGAAGAAATTGATAAACGGGAAGAGCCGTTTCACTGGGAGATGGATTCCGTGGTGTCCGCGAAAGAGGGCGGGAGCAAGAAGCGGTTCCTGACCATGACGGAAAGAACGTCGCGGGCGGACCTTATGTTTCTTATGCCGGACGGGACTATGGCAAGTGTGGTGGCCGTGCTGGATATGCTGGAAAAGAAGCTGGGGGGAGAAAACTTCCGGCGAATATTCCAGACGATCACCGTGGACAACGGCAGCGAGTTTCAGGACTGGGAGGGTATGACGCGGGCTGTGGACGGCGAAGGGGACCGGACGCATATCTACTACTGCCATCCTTACAGTGCGTATGAACGTGGAAGCAATGAGAACGGGAACCGCATGATTCGGCGGAAGGTGCCGAAGGGGACGGACTTTACCGGGATAACAGAGGCGGACACATTGCGGGTGCAGCGGTGGGTAAACGAATACCCGCGCGGCATCCTGGATGGGAGGTGTGCCGGACGGGTATTGCTGGAGCTTGCCCAGCAGGCCGGTATTGAGGGGGTAGAATTGCTTTTGTGAATAATGCACAAAAAAGTATTTTGGATTTTTCTGCATTTAACCCTTGACATTTTCTGGTGTGTGAATTTTATATTTTCCTCTTGCATATCATAAAATAGGTATGCTATAATGTGTACCATAAGGGTTAGCAAGAAATCCAAAATGCTCACGCGTAAAAAAACTTCCGGAGAGGGGCTATCTCTCCGGAAGTTTTTTTGCGCGTGAGCATTTTGGATACTTAGCGATTATCCAAGCTGATTATAGCACAGCTACGCAATATTATGCAAGAGAAAAAAAATTCACACACCGTGTGGAAATTGCCACACTCTCTCCCCCTCATCCGTCACCGCCTGCGGCGGCGCCTCCC